CCAGCATCTTTAAGAATTAATATAGATAGTAATAATAACAACCAAGGAGAAAAATTTGTTGTTGGCCACAATCAAACTAATATAAATAACAATAATGAGTTATTTGTTGTAGAAGAAAATGGTAATGCAACTTTTGCGGGTGAAATTTCTTCAGGTGATGATATAAATGCTGGTGGTAAAGTCGTATGCGCGAATGTAGGCTCAGATAAAAAAATAGCTTTTAGAAGAACAGGTGCAAATAATTTTTCTATAGAACACGATTCAAGTTCATTATATTTTTATAACGAAACAACAAGTGAATTGCCTATAAGATTTTTTAACAATGGGGATGTCAGTATGATTGGTGGCAATGTAGGTATCGGAACTTCATCGCCTGGTTCTAAATTAGAAGTTAAAACATCTGGTACAAATAGTGTTTTAGAATTGGATAATTCAGATAGTAATTATACTGTGATTCAATATAATGCCAGTGGAGCAACAAAAGGATTTTCTGGGTTTAATGCAGGATTTATGCTTTTTGGAGGTGAATCTGGAACTACAACAAGATTACAATCTGGTGGCTCTTATGCTGCTACGATTTTAGAAAATGGTAATTTTGGAATCGGAACAACTTCGCCTGAAAGAATTTTACATTTAGATGCAGACCAAGGGCGACCAATTATTCAATTAGATAAAGGTGGAGATAAAATTATTTCTATGGGAACAGGCTCATCTGCAACTGGCGCTGATGATACTATATTTCAAATGTTTAATGAAGGCTCTGAATTAGTTAGAATATTTACAGAAGGGAATTCATGGCTTAACGGAGGCAACGTAGGAATAGGACTTACAGACCCAGATTCAAGACTAGATATAAATGCTGGGAGAGCTGCAATAACAGCTGGCCCTGCCGTTAGAATAAGTAAAGGTGGTTCTCCTGTAGGATTAATTAGATACGATACATTAGTAATAGAAGCAGATGACGTCCCCACAATACGTTTAGGTGAAAACGATGGAACAGTTTCTACTATAATGTCAGGAGATTCTAACCTAAGAATTAATTCAACGCACCCTATAAAGTTTTTTACTAATGGTTACGCTGCAGCCGAAGCGCACGCTGGACAAGGTGGGGCTTTTGCTATGATTATAGATAATTCTCAAAAGGTAGGAATTGGGACGACTGGCCCTAATGCTAAATTAGACGTATATCAAGGTTCCGAAAATACGGTTCAAAGAAATTATGGACCTGGTAATAATCAAGGGTTTCCTCAAAAAATGACTATTACAAAATGGTACCCCGTAACTTCTTTAGGAACAAAACTATTAATACCGGTAGAAAGTCAAGGTAATTTAAACATGACGACTATAGTAAGAATGTGGGGTCATAGTGCTGTTTTTAATAGAGCCAGCGGGTATACAAATAGATCTTTTACTTTAGATTTTACATTTGGTTCTTTGCAATTGATTTATGGGTTAACAACTTTAAATTCTACAGGGAACGTAAGTTCGGTAACTCAAACATCACAAAGTGGTGGAGTAGATGGCGAAATACAAGTTAATTTTACAAACAGCTACCTGCAAAGTCAATCTGGAGCTGCATATGGTGGGGTATATATTACACTAGAGTACATGACAGGTTCAACAAGCAAATCGATAATACCAAGCGGTATAACTTTAAATTAAAATACTTAAAATAATAAAAATGTCAAACACTTACAAATGGACAATTAATGCGTTAGACGCAAAAATTTCCCACGATAGCAAAGATAATGTTATCAACACAATCCACTGGGGATATTCCGCAGTAGACGATGGAGACACAACTAAAACAGCTTATTCAATCGGAACACATAACGTAACATACGATGCAGGCAATTTTACAGAATACGATAATATAACAGAAGCTGATGTGATAGCTTGGTTGGAAGATGGATTAGATGTAGATAGCATGAAAGCTAGTTTAGATTCACAAATTGAATTACAAAAAACACCGGTTGACACAACGTTTCATATGCCTTTCGCGCTTAGTGCAATAGCAGATGTTGAAGAATAATTAGAAATTAAGTAAAACAAGTGATAATAAATTATAACCCAAACAATTAAATTAAATTTTAAAAATTAAAGATTATGGAAAACCAAGTAAACAAAATTACACCTGAACAATTAGAAGAATTACAGGGATTTGTAGGTAAGCTTAACAACGCTGCTTCACAAATAGGTAACTTAGAATTAAAGAAACACCAGCTTAACCACGCTGCAGCAGAAGTTCAACAGGATTTGAACAAATTGCAAGCTAAGCTAGAAGAGAAGTACGGTAAGATACAAATCAATATTGAAGACGGATCGTACGAGCCAATCAAAGAAGATGAGTCTAGTTCGTAAAATAAGTATAGGCAGAGACTATAAGAACGACGCTATGCATTACGCTGTAGGCCAAGAAGTATATGGTGGTCATACAATATGTAATATAATAGAAGAGTCTGATAAATTTTCTATTTTTATTAAAAAAGGAAAAGAAGTACTGCCCTGGAAAGATTTTAACAAGAACATGGCAATAGCTGTAGAATACAATTTAGAATATTAATGCAAAGTTTATTTGATTTTATTATAAAACCAAAAAACGAACGATACAGCAATAAAAAATATATAGATGGTCAAGAGCTTTTAGTTAACACTGAAATCTCTGATCATCGATATGTTAGCCGTACGGGAATTGTGCTTGGTATACCTAAGAACCAAAAAACAGAAATACAGGTTGGAGATGAAGTAATAGTTCATCACAACGTATTTAGAAGATGGTATAATCAACACGGCATTGAAAGTAACAGCCGAAGTTATTATAAAGATGATCTTTATTTTGTGAGATCGGAACAAATATTTTTATACAAAAGAAATAACGAATGGAATGCGCCCAAGGGCTTCTGTTTTGTTAAGCCAATAAAATCTACTGATATATTAAATAACGACAAAGAGCAAGCTTTAAAAGGCATTATAAAGCATATTGATAAAGACATTAGCAGTTTAATAGAGAAAGAAGATTTAGTTGGGTTTACACCTAATAGTGAATACGAATTTATTGTAGATGGCGAAAGAATGTATAGAGTGTTTACTAATTCAATATCTATTAAATATGAACGTCAAGGAAACGAAAAAGAATATAATCCAAGCTGGACATGAAGCAGTCAAAGAACTTATTAAAGTCGCTAAAGAACCTATTGTTGAAACTGATGATGATATCTCAGCCGATAGACTCAAGAACGCTGCAGCCACTAAAAAGCTCGCAATATTCGATGCATTTGAGATATTAACTAGAATTGAAGAGGAGAAAGATATACTTGAAAATAAACCAAAAGAAGAAGTAGATAATACTTTTAAAGGTTTTGCAGAAAGAAGATCTAAATAATGTACAATCAAAGTTTATATAAGGTTGTAGAACCTATTAAAGCTACCACCATACAGAGATTAAACAGATCAAAGAAATGGGAATACGGATATAATGAAGAGCATGATGTCATTGTTATATCAAAGACGGGCCAGATAGGTGAGGTGTATAGCATACAGAATTTGAAAATAGCATTGCCAAAAGCAATAAACGTTGATAATCAAAATGACAGATGGACGCCACACGAGTATCCTAAAGAGCTTAAATCAATCAAGAGTATATTTGATTGGAAAGATTATCCGGATGAATTTAAACAAAGATGGCATGCGTATATTGATACAGAGTTTACTAAAAGAGATGAAGGACATTGGTTTAAAAGCAAGGGGGTTCCTACTTATGTTACTGGCACTCACTATATGTACTTGCAGTGGACCAAGATTGATGTTGGGAGACCAGATTTTAGGGAAGCAAACAGATTATTCTTTATTCACTGGGAAGCTTGCAAAGCAGATAAAAGATGCTACGGAATGTGCTATCTTAAAAACAGACGTTCAGGATTTTCATTTATGGCATCCGGAGAGACCGTTAACTTGGCTACTATATCTTCAGACGCAAGATACGGTATATTATCAAAGTCAGGTGCTGATGCAAAGAAAATGTTTACAGACAAAGTTGTACCAATATCAATCAACTATCCGTTCTTTTTCAGACCCATACAAGACGGTATGGACAGACCGAAAACAGAACTTGCATACAGAGTGCCAGCTTCAAAATTTACTCGTAAAAGATTTGAGTCTAAAGACAAAACTCAAGAGATAGCTGGATTAGATACAACTATTGACTGGAAGAATACAGGAGATAACAGTTACGATGGTGAAAAACTTGCACTACTAGTACACGATGAGGCAGGCAAATGGGAACGTCCAGAAAACATTCTTAACAACTGGCGAGTTACAAAAACTACGCTTAGATTAGGTTCAAGAATAATTGGTAAGTGTATGATGGGTTCAACATCAAACGCTTTAGACAAAGGAGGAGAGAATTTTAAAAAACTATATAATAATTCAGATGTTACGAAACGGAATAAAAATGGACAGACTCGCTCGGGATTATATTCTTTGTTCATACCTATGGAATGGAATTTCGAAGGATTCATCGATTCTTATGGAATACCTGTCTTTAACACACCGGAAAAGCCTGTCAAAAACAACCAAGGAGATATTATCGACGTCGGGGTTATTGAACATTGGGAAAATGAAGTAGAAGGTTTAAAAGGAGATCAAGACGGATTAAATGAATTTTATAGACAGTTTCCGCGTACAGAAGAGCATGCATTCAGAGATGAAACTAAAAATAGTATATTCAACTTAGCAAAAATATATGAGCAAGTTGATTTTAATGAAGAAGCAAAATACAGTGCTTTAGTCACAAAGGGTAGCTTTCAATGGCAAAACGGTGTTAAAGATACGAAGGTAGAATTTATACCGAATACTAGTGGAAGATTTAATGTTAGCTGGGTACCGCCTGTTCATTTACAAAATAAAGTAATAACTAAGAATGGTGTAAAATATCCCGGGAACGAACACAGTGGTGCTTTTGGTTGTGATAGTTATGATATATCAGGAACAACAGACGGCAAAGGATCTAAAGGAGCATTACACGGGTTAACTAAATTTAGCATGGAAGAAATTCCTGCTAATATGTTTTTTCTTGAATATATAGCTAGGCCGCAAACAGCGGAAATGTTTTTTGAAGATATATTAATGGCATTGCATTTTTACGGTATGCCAATACTTGCGGAGAATAATAAACCTAGATTACTATATTATTTAAAAAGAAGAGGATACAGGGGATATTCTATGAATAGACCTGATAAAAAATGGAATAAGTTATCGGTTACTGAAAAAGAAATTGGAGGTATACCGAATTCAAGTGAAGATATTAGACAAGCACATGCGTCAGCAATAGAAAGTTACATAAACAAATATGTCGGTGAATTAGAAAATGGTAATTACGGCGACCTGTATTTTTCAGAAACATTAAACGATTGGGCTAAGTTTGATATAAATAAAAGAACAAAGTTTGACGCAGCTATCAGTTCAGGGTTAGCTATTATGGCATGTAATAAACATTTATACACGCCGCTTCAAGCGCGTAAATTAAAAAGTAAGGTTAGTTTTAGTTTATCTAAATATAACAATAATGGAAATTTTTCAAAAATAATACAATAGATGGCAAAAGTATCACCAAGAGGTATTTTTCCGAGTCAAGCAGTAAGCGACGCAGAAAAAAAGAGTTCAGAGTATGGGCTTGAGATTGCTAAAGCTGTAGAGTCAGAATGGTTCAAAAAAGATTCCGGAGGATCTCGCTATTTCTCAAATAGAGATAATTATCATAATCTTAGATTATATGCAAGAGGCGAGCAAAGCATTAAAAAATATAAAGACGAGTTATCTATTAATGGTGATTTGTCGTATTTAAATTTAGATTGGAAGCCAGTACCTATTATTCCAAAATTTGTTGATATAGTTGTAAATGGTATTGCGGAAAGAGCATATGGGTTAAAAGCATTTTCTGTGGATCCCATTGCTAGTAAAAAAAGAACAGATTATATTGACGAAATGTTGAATGATATGTATGCACGTGATTTTGCAGCTAAAATATCAAAAGCAACTGGCGTTAATACTTTAAATAATAAAGAAGAAGTAATACCGGAATCAGAAGACGAGCTTAATTTACACATGCAGCTCAATTACAAGCAGTCAATCGAGTTGGCTCAAGAACAAGCAATAGATAACATTTTTAATTTAAATAAGTACGATTTATTAAAGAAACGATTAGATTATGATATTGCTGTACTTGGAATAGGTTGTGTTAAAAACAGTTTTAATACGGCGGAAGGTATTAAATTAGACTACGTAGACCCTTCTGATATTGTTTATTCCTACACAGACTCACCATATTTTGAAGATCTTTATTATGTAGGAGAGGTTAGAAGAGTAACTTTGGTTGAATTAAAAAAGCAATTTCCTAATTTAACGACAGAAGATATAGAAGAGATTGAGGG